CAATTTTCGCAGATTTCTCACCCGCACAAGTGCAGCCAATTCTCTAATGATTTTATTTTTAGTGGGAACATCGGTGGGTGCGGGAATGATTTTACTACCAGCAGGATTTATCGTTGGTGGTATTGCATGTGGTTTGCTCGGCTTTCTGCTTGGGTCTGAATAATGGCGTGGAATAGTCCCTCAAATAAAGGCACTCCCCCCGTAGAGGAGAAGGCGCTAAGTCCTGGCGCGCCAGTTGTTTATGACATAGGCAAAACGGGAAGACCCTATAAAGACGGTTGGGATATTGAGCGTGCTTACCGCGAGGGTCATCAAAAGATTACTTGGGTGTTCCGATGCATAGACGCTATTGCGGGTAATCAGGCGCGTCTTCCCATGATGCTCCGTAAGGACAATGACCAACGAGGCGAGAGAATTAAAACTCGCCGACCGATTCTTGAATTGCTCAACTCAAAATCAAACATCGGAGAAAACTCCTTCATCTTCCGCTACAGGCTGTCAGCGCAACTCATGATGAGTAGCCGTGGAGTATTTATTGAAAAAGTAAAAGGTCGTGACGGTCGTCTTATCGGTCTGCAACTTCTTCCCCCACAGCACACCGCTCCAATTCCAGATGTCAAAAATTTTGTTGCAGGTTATGAAGTTGACATGCGCAACGGCTTCAAAGCCACACTCAAACCCGAAGATGTTTGTTGGATTCGCCGCCCGCATCCACTTGACCCATATCTTTCCATAACCCCCATGGAATCTGCGGGCATAGCCATTGAACTTGAGAACCTATCCAAGTTATACAACCGCAACTACATGCTGAATGATGGGCGACCTGGCGGATTGCTCGTCGTTCGTGGCGACATCCAAGAGGACGATAGGGAAGAACTCAAAAACCGTTTTCGCGGAAATCTCACCAAGGTCGGTGGAACAAGCGTTATCGCATCGCAGGACGGGGTTGATTATGTAGACACATCATCCTCCCCTCGCGACGCTGCGTACACAGAAATGAGAAGAATTCAGAAAGAAGAAATACTTGCCGCTTTCGGTGTTCCAGAATCCGTAATCGGAAATGCTGCTGGAAGAACCTTTTCTAACGCTGCCGAAGAATTGCGAGTGTTTTGGATGGAAACAATGACCCCGCACCTCCATACACTTGCACGCGCCCTAGATGAACTTGACGATAAATACTATGTGGATTTTGATACTTCAGATATTCCAATTCTGATTATCGCCAAGCAAGAACGAGAGCGCTACCACATGGACGAATTTCAGCAAGGTCTGATTTCGTTAAACGAGTATCGCGAGGCGACAGGAAAGAAAAAGGTTGAGTCGGAACTTGCCGACTCGTTGCTGTCTAACCCGAATCTTACTCCGATTGCAAACACCGAGAAACCATTCAAGGCTGACCAACAGCAACCAGTTGACATGGTTGGTGTTGACCAAGGAGCGCCCGCAGGTGGCGGTCTACCTCCGATGGAGGGCGCTGCGGAAATGCCACAACCTGCACCACCGGCACCGATTCCTGCGCCCGAACCCGCAGGAGCAGCGACGCAAGGGGCAGCACCCGCAGGAGCGCCAGAAACAGGCGCACTACAGCCCCAACAACAATTAAGCGAATGGGAAACCCTTCAGCATGAAATCAACAGAAAATTTGTTGAGGGTGTGGAAACAAAGGCTGACGAAGACACTAATAGGTGGACAGAAATTTTGGACAGGACGCTTGAACGTTTGTTTGAGCGTCAGCAGAGGGTTGTGACCGAGAAGGCTTTCGGCAAGAAGGCTTTGAAAGCGTTAGAGAACGGAACGCTTACCGCCGATATGTTTTTTGATACGAAAGTGTGGAATAAACAATTGGCTGACGATGTGAAGCCCGTGATTCTTGCGATTTGTAACGAGGGTAAAGATTATGTTTCGGCTCGTTCAAACATGCCAGCAGAGGTTGACCAAGAAGAACTTGAGCGTTTGGCTCAGGAACAGATTCAGCGCATGCAACAGGCGAATCAGTCAACATTTGAGGAAATTGCTGCAGCGGTATTGGTTGCGTTGGCTAGTGGCGGAGATGAAGACAAATCCGCCCTGTTACGAATTGCGCTTGCCGCAATCTTTATCAACTTGTTGAGAAAACGTCGCCGTGCGATGGCAGAGCATGAAGCACAATCAGCGTTCAACGCAGGTGTCTATGTTTCTGGCAAGTCTGCTGGCGGGTTAACAAAGACTTGGTTGACGCGCAAAGATGCCAAGGTTCGCGCAGCGCACGCCTTCTTGGAGGGAAAGACTGTAGATTTCGGGGAAGGGTTTGCTGTGAGTGGTTCCATGTTGCGTTTTCCAGGTGACCCGCTCGCGCCACCATCGCTGACCTACAACTGTAGATGTCGCATCCGATTGAGGTTTGAGTAGTTCACACGTAACGAAATGACACTTTACTGAAAGTGTTGCATTATAAAAGATGTAAATAGTTTAAAGTTGTAGGGTATGTCTGATGTGATGCAAACCGCCGCCCTTGAAATGACCGAATACAAGGCATCACAAGGTCAAATCAACATTGACGAAGCCCAAGGAATCGTTGAAGCGTTTGTTGCTGGTATCGGGAACAAGGACTCCGTAGGTGACATTATCGTCACGGGTGCGTTCGCCGAAAGCCTAAAAAGACGTAAACCGAGAGTGGTTTGGGGTCACGACTGGAATTCACCAATCGGAAAAGTCCTTGATATCTACGAGGTTCCACGCACCGACCAACGCCTGCCAGCAAAGATGCGTAACGCAGGCATCGGCGGATTATATGTTCGCGTGCAATTCAATCTCAAGTCAGAACGAGGAAGACAGGCGTTCGCCGATGTTTCGTTCTTTGGCGAAGAGCAAGAGTGGTCAATCGGATACAAAACCCTTGACGCCGACTTTGACCCACAGAGAAATGCGAACGTTTTAAAGAAAGTTGAACTGTACGAGGTTTCTCCCGTGCTTCATGGAGCAAATCAACTAACAGGGACAATCAGTATTAAGGCAGACGAATCTGTCAAGGGCGCTTCGGGTAGTCCATGTTGGGATGGTTACAGACAGGTCGGCATGAAACCTGGCAAGAACGGAAAGATGGTGCCGAATTGTGTTCCGATAGGAGAAAAGGGCGAACAACTAAGAGACCCCAAGGGTGGTCTCACCGCAGCGGGTCGTGCACACTTCAACCGTACCGAAGGTTCAAACCTCAAGCCAGGTGTGAGGGGTCCTGCTGATACGCCTGAGAAGATGCGTCGTAAGGGTTCTTTCCTGACGCGTTTCTTTACAAACCCGAGTGGTCCGATGAAGGACGAAAAGGGACGCCCGACGCGCTTGGCGCTTTCCGCCGCTGCTTGGGGAGAGCCCGTTCCACAGGATAGGGAAGCAGCAGCAAAACTCGCGGCTAAGGGTCGCAGACTTTTGGAGCGCTACGAGAACTCCAAGAAAAAGAAGAGCGACGCCGTAGATATTGACGAAATATACAAGATTGCCGAGCAGTTCGTAATGTCTGACGAATCCTTTAAGAAAGAACAAAAGATATTCGTTCTTGAGTCTCTGCAAGAGAAGGGAATCGTCCCAACTTCAGAAAAAGGAATGCGTCCTGAGTTTGAGAACATGATGCGTGCACGCATGATGGAACAGTTCAAGAAACAGCGCATCATGGCAATGCTCGCTCAGATGCTTGAAAACCGCGACGACGACGAGGAGGAAAACGAAGAAGAAGACGACGGGATAGAAGCAGCAAAACCCGAACTTGGACGTGCGCCCAATCTTCCGCTCGCGCTCGCCAAAAAGTTTGGAGGAGCAATCCGCATTCGTGAGTCCGACGCTAACTCCGTAATCTTTGACCACAGAGGACAAAACGGTATGAACACGCTTCGTGTTTCGTATCACTTTGAAGACGGAAAGTTTATGTTTGGAGACCCAACGCAAGTAAAACCAAAAGTGGTTTATTTGAACATGAGCAGTGACGAAGTGCCCGGCTCATCCGACGCATCGCGTCGCTACGAAGATAGATATGAAATGGATGAACAACCGCAAGTGCCACTTGGTGTCAAACCCAAGTCACCCGAGAAGGTTGACCCGCTCGGCGGTCTAATTCCGCAAGAAGTTATCACGGCAAGAACCCGTGGCTACGGTCCGCGTAGGGGCAATCTTGAGCGTCTGCTCCGATATTGGCGTCCAATCATGCGCAAGCCAGGTGGTTTTCGCCGTTGCCGTGTAATTCTTGCTAACCATCCAGAGTTGTACCCGTTGAACAATATTTGTGCTTGGCTACACCACGAAACAACAGGACTCTGGCCGAATGAAGGGTGTCATCATCCCGGCATGAAGAATTGTCGCAAGAAATTGAAAGGTGTTGTACGCGGAACGATTTGGAGCGACCGTGAGTGGAATGAGCGTTTGCGGAATCTTGTGAGCCGAGGAAGAAAAGATGGTCAGTTGCTTGAGGAAGACATTTTAGATATTTTTGGTGACCAAGGCTCGGAAGAATTAAATTTTGAATTGATGGAGGATGTCGCTGAAAAAATGGCTGTTGGCATGATTGGCGATTTTGAAACGGAAAACCCCGCCGAAGAGGAAAAACAGGCTTACGAGGCTCTGCGTGAATTCATGAATATGGAACCCGAATTTGTCTCTTACATGACTGGCGATGACAATTGGATGATGGAGGGCGAAGACGACAACGACGAAACCATTGAAATGCCGATATTGATGTCGGGTGGCGGAGGCGG